TCACGATGGACACCCTTGCCGTTGGCTATATACTTCCCGTTGTCAGGGCGCTTTAGGGACTTACACCCGTTAGAATATGTTCGTGCTGGGCGAACTAAAGAAAGGGAATTCCCTATTTCAGAGAATCCCCTTTCCTATTTTTTTATTATCTACTACTCGATTAGAAATTGTAGTGGAAACCAATAGACAGATCTTCGCTAGTCAACATCAGACCGAAAGAATCTCCGGAAGTGTTCACATTCTTACGATATCCCAAGAAACCATACTTGGCGATAAAAGAGAAATGATCGTTCAGTTTAACAGCGATACCCGGTCTCAAACCGATCTGACCTGCTTTAGTGGTATCACCATCTTTGATTTTCACGAAACCAATAGCAGCAGTTCCGTCCAGGAACAGACGTACAGCATCATTCTGATAGTAAGACCAACGGATGTACGGAGCAACAGTAACTGTATTTGCAGTCACTTGTTTCACATATTCGTGTGAATAGTTCAGTTCAGCACCCAATGCCCATGTTTCATTAAAATTGTAGCCGATTTCCGGAGCAACTTTAAAAGAAGTAGTGTTGCCTGTGCTATTACGCCATACGTTCAATGATCCGCCTACGTAAATGTCTTGTGCTTTTACAGCGATAGTTGCTAACATTACAACTACCAATAATAAACCCTTTTTCATCTTCTTTCTTTTTAAGTTATAAAATAAAAACATGTTTTGTTTTCGGGGACAAAATTAAACTACTTCTTCATCTTAAACAAATATTTAGTTAGTTTTTTATAATAATCACCAAACAAATCCTTATTAACAGCTGATTATCAGGGCTGAACAAATACAATAAAAATAACATCATCCAACAAAAAAAAGGCTGTAATCATTCTCTCACGAGACGATTACAGCCCAATTATCAGAAAGTTAACTTTCTAACCAGTTTATCTTTCTATCCTTCAATTGCTGCCTGAGCCGCTGCAAGTCTAATATTGATAACCAACAGATTAACTTTTCTCTGTAAACTTACTGTAAACTATGTCTCAATTACTATATAAGAGACCACTCATATACAGCATAGTCTGTTATAGATTGCTCTGCTACAAAAGTAGTATATTATTCTTAATAAAAGCACTTAGAAGTACTAAGTTTCTTGCTTCTGTTTCATAATTCAAGCTTTAATAACATTTATACTAACTACATACTACCAGAAGGGTGAACAGTGATAAAGTATAAGCCTGTTCACACCTCACTAATCAAACATCTAATAAACAGATACATCAAGTAAGCACCACAGCAAAGAGCATAACGAGGGTTATTCTTAACATCAATAACTAGACATTTAAGAATAAGTACACACCTCTTAGTTAGAGACATTTCTATCTTTATAGGCTTTTCCCATGAATACCTAGGCTGCTTATAAGCCATCTTCTTTATGGTGTGGCTTTCACTATACCAAATACCAAGAATAATAGTTACCCAGATTATCAAATTAAACCAAGGACTAATGAATGGCTGTTCTTCATCAATACCTCCATGGGGCTTAGGGTCATATTTCACAACTCAATATATTTAATAAATAGTAAACTCATCTTTATCCTTGTATTCCCATTGAATAATCTTCCATTTAAAGAAGATGAAATATCTGCCAAAGAAGGGATACCATTGCACTCTTTGAGGCATATTTATATCATGTAAACACACCTTCCCCATATACCAAGCCATAGGTAATGTAAACACCAAAGCAATGAGCAACTCTGTTCTATTTAGTATTGCATTAACTATTATAACCCAGTTGAATACATATATCATCAGATACATGATTCTATGAAGTATAAACAGAGTAATAGCTACCCATTTTCCTCTATTGTTACTCAATAACCATTTTAGAAACAAGTGTAGACTATAGAACACTATAAGTAATAAAGCTAGTGATAACATCTTAACTATGTATATTAAGTTCTTTGAAATCAAGAATCCATTTATTCTCTATCAAAAAGTCAGTACCCAGTAATCCATGTACTTGTATTCCACTCTCATCTTCAATACCTTTAAAGGCATTCAGCAGAGGCTGTACACAGAATATGGTTTTATAAGTATAACCTTCAAAGTTAAAAGGTAGAGTAATCATATCTACCTTGTGCTTAGTTCCTTCTAGTCCACTGATACAATAGTCACCAATAGGTTCTACCATATCCCTGAAATATTCTACTACATCACTGTCAATTAAGCTACAAGTACTTCCAGTATCCAATATGAAACAAAGGTGCTTACCCTCTATTCCAACCATTATAGTAGGTAGTCTAGTTTGATTAAATCTACGATAGAAAGAATGGTACATATCCATCTATATTTTAATTCTAATTATATCATTCTCTCCTACCATTTCAAATGTTAGAAGTTTGGCTTTTGTCATATCCAGAACTTCACCAACACCTATATTAGAGCTTTTATCAAGTGGTATATAGCACTTAGTACCACTTGATCTCATTACAAACTCTACAGAGTTTCCATATTGGGAAGAGATTACAACATTTTGGCTAACTGCATCTATCTCTTCTTGCGTGAAATATCTTTCAGACTTTAGTTTCCACGAACTGGCAACTTGCTTTTTATTATGCGATTCTTCATATGAAGGAGGGAGCTTTTTATCACTTGCTATGATATGTGCATGGTTAGGAATCCATTTATTTAAGACATATTTTAGCTCTTCTTCCAATATCTTTGGAGAATCAACACCAAACATACTATACACAACGTGCAGTTGGTGGTTATTTTTCATTGCTTGATAAAAGGAACCTATTGCAGCCTTCAATGAAAGCTCATCTAACAAGGGGTCACCCAGCTTTCTTTTTAATGTATTACTTACTGCGGCATTGAACCCATCTCTAATCTTCTTTCTTAGAACTTCTTCAGGCGTCTTCTTTCTAAATAAATCAAATAGTCCCATAATATTACTTTTTGTAGCCATACCACAAAAAGAAGGTGTGAAACTTAACCTTAATTGGGAGTCCAAGGTATTACCACACACCTACAATCACACAATATAAGGGAAGCCCACACCTAATGGTATGAGTATCCACTTCCTTACTGCTGTGATTGTTAGTCTTCAAGGTGGTAATTTTAGGACTGTCACAAGTAAGAAGCAAACACTTCTTTTTCTAATATGTCTTGATTAAACTTCTATTTCATTAGCATTCATTCAATTATTCATGATGCAAAGTTAGAACTTTTCATTAATAAACAATCACCAGAATACTAATTTTTAGGTATCAATCCACATTAGTACCATTGTGGTATGGGCTAATTCTTGTATTACAAAGTTAGTCTTTATTTCTTAGTCTCTTTCTATCCATAGGTATATTGTAATACCTACAACTGTTAATACAGTCCACTTTATTATTACATATAATTCTGTCATATTTCAATCAATTTAAAAGCCTCAACCCTATTACAGATTGAGGCTTGAACAACAATAAACTACAATACATGAGGTTTTAACCTCAATACCTAGGGATATGAAAACCTAAAAGAATCTTCTCACCTGTTAGGCAAATCAACCAGAAGGTAGTAAGTAACAGAATGTATTCACTCATATATCTCTTTTATAAGAGAAGTGAATACATATATTCATTTACTCACCCACCTTAAGGTTCCATAATGAATCATATCTAAAATTTCCCATCATAATGGATAGTAGAAGGTGAGAAATGCAAGGAGGTAAAGAAGGAAGGTTAAATATAGTTGGCTACTGAACAAACCAGCTATACTCACTGACACCATACAGAGCCTTGTTTAGCCCTTCTGCTAGTTGGGTGGCATTTAGTGACCTGTCTAGGAAATTATCAATGTAGCTGCTCTTATTGGCTCCTGTGAAGAGGTTATACACATTCCACATAGAAATAGCATTCTGATTCTCTGGAAGAGCAAAATTATCATCATTATAGTAAGCCTTTGCCACCAAGCCTATTTGTGTGTCTGTCATCAGCATCTGTGGAAGCTTCTTCTTTTGTTCAGTAGGTAAGAACTGGTATAGCCTACTCTTTCCCAAGAACTGTGCAAACTGCTGTTCAGTCATATAACTATCTTTGTAAGTATTCATATAGTATAGGTGTTTAGCTATATTGTACTCCTGTAATAGCCTCATCACTGAACTAAACAAATCAGCAGTATTCATTACCTTTAGTTCTGACTTGTAACCATCACTAGACACACACATATTACAACAGACTAAGTTCTTAAAACCTATAAATACTTTGAACTTCTCTACCCCTTTCCTACTATAAAGGTTTTCATGATTATAACTTCTTACTCCACCTATTGTAAGATTCAGTCTATTACCTTCAATGTCCTCATGGATAGTAGGAATCTCAAAACAGAACATCATTCTTTCATAGTAGATAGTCTTGTCTTCATCCAACAAGTCTTTCACTGGTTTATGAATAGCTTCTGGGATTCTACCTTTAATAACATGACTAACCCTTATTGCAGGTTCTTCAATCTTTTCATTAGGGAATACTTGATTGGCTGCTTCCCACACAGCTTCTATGAAGTTTGGATGGGAGATAGTTATTTCATTGTCTTTACTAAATACAGGCACTACACATTCTTTCTTCAAATGCTCTATTGTTACTTCTTTAGTATTAGCCTCAATGAATGGTAACTTATTGACCTTTCTAGTTAAAAGAGGCTCATTCTCTAAGTCCTCAACAGGTGTTACAGTCTCAATATTAGTGCTTTCCTTAACCAATACAGACATATTAGCTCTGTGCACTGGCATTAATTGCATTGTTTCCATAATGTACAAAGTTTGGATTATAGTTGATAATAGGTTTATTTATCTCTTCTTGCAGCTGCATCTTTTTTGTCATAAAGTCAGTTGTTAGTTGCTGATACCATTCAGGGTATTGGTGATAAATAGAGGTCAATTCTTCAATGGTTTTAGCTTGATTTATCTTCTCTTTTATCATCTCCAAGCCTACTCCACTATTACACCAATCAAGGATTATTTGTCCTGTAGTGGGAGTAATAGTAAAATCAGGTTTACCTATAAACAGACTTGTTCTATCTTTGGATGCAATAGCTTGATGCTTCATATTAATATCTAAAACTATAGTGAATTCATAGTCTATCCCATCTCTCATGACTGCCTTTAATCCCACTTTCTCAGGGATCATCTTACCATTCTTCTCACTTAGAACATAGTCTTGTTTACACCTCATAGTACAAATGACATGACTATTAGACTGTAGAATCTTCTGCATAAAAGCATTGATTCTTGGTGTGATCTTCTGCCAGTTGGTGAATGAGTTACCTTGTAAGTTAGCATGGTATTCCAAAAGACAATCCCAACACTGAGATATAGAATCTATGATAATAACCTCCATACCAGCACCTTCACAAACCTTGATAGCCTCTATATAGGTCTCAGGTGTAAAGCTGTCCTGAAGAGGCAATACATTGTAATTACCTAAATGTGCATATAAATCAGCACTTCCATTTTCACTATCTATGATGGCTATTTTAGTCCAGTCATTAGTCAGACCATAAGCTAACAACAAGGCTGAATAGGTCTTCCCTGAGCCTGCACAACCCTGTAGAGCTAATTTGATTTTAGCTTGTTTCTTTGATGATACTCTTAAATTTAGCATATTAGTAAACTGTTTATTGTTAATGAATAAGGATATAAAGGTGGCTAACTTTATAGGCTAACCACCTTCTGGTTGAGTTCAACATTTATAGAGTTGCTATTGTCATAGCATTACCTTCACCTCTTTGATGTAACATGTAGAACATATCTCCAGTATCTGGTGAACACACTTGTGAAATAACAGGACTGGTGATTTCTCCATTGATAAACCTATCACTAACTGCACCTGTCTCACAGCCATAGACAAAGAAGCATTTGCCTGTATGAGGGTTCTGCTTTACTTCAATGCTCTTTACACCCTTCTGAGACTTGAACTCATTAACAGTCATAGTCTCTAAAAACTTTAATCTTTCCATAATCTGTAATATTATTGTTGTTATACATAATAAGGTGAAGTAACAGTTATTCACCTTCAGGTGCATAGAAGAAGTAATGAGCAGAGTCATTTAATAGGCTGTAATGAGCATATGATTTCAGTTTATCATACACTTTTTCTGAACACAATTACCCTTATTTAATACAGGGGGGGAGTATCCCAACTTTGTTAAATTAGGGGGACACTAAGGATAGTTAGATGCCATGCAGACATATAAAAAATAAGAAAAAAAAATAGAAAGTATTTGAGCAGACAGTAAATATAGCTATGTATTGCTACTGTTGATACACAGTGAATTTCAGTTTTAATATAGAAGACCGGAATGTACTGATAGTTCTTTATATAAATCCATATACCCCATAGTTTTTCATTGATTTATAGCTAGCTATTATATCCTGATAACTAATATGCCCTATATATTGGTACATAAGTATGTAGTCTTCAGGTTTATCCACATGCGTTAAAGCAAGATGAGCCTCTTTGGCTATACATAATACCTTCTTTTCCAATAGTTGATTTCTATATTTCTTAAAAGTGTTCTTAGACATCTTCCAGTAGTTATAAATAGACCTATCAGACAATCCACATGCAAAAGTACTATTTACACATAGACAATATAATCCAATTATAACTCCTTTTTCTTCATCAGTGAGGGTACTGTCTGAGAACATACCAGCTTTAATTATTCTGTAGTTAGTCTTGGGATTAGGGAGATAATAAGTATTTCTCTTCTTATATCCAATTTGTCGTGTCTCACATTTTATATAACCATCCTCCTTTAGTTTAGGAATGAAAGAGTCTTTAATATATTCTACTTTCACCCCAGTGGTTTCTGCAAGCTGTTCAAACGTAGTATCTGTTATCATATACTCTGCACCTCTTTCATAGGGAGCGTTAATATACAATCCTGCCAATAAATAAAGGTCTTTCCCCTTGAAATGTTTACATACTTCAATAGGGATAGCAGTATAACTCTTTAGAGTTGTTCTCATATCTCAATATTTGAAAATAGTAGGGTCAAAAAATACTCTATACTAATTACCTACTTACTCTTTTATAATTAATATATAAGGGTAGGTAATTAGTATAGGGTGAATTTTGACCACGAATTAGTAATTTGTTTTTTAGATTACAGAGAAAGTGAAAGTATTAACGTTTTCTGTTAGCATAAAGGTATAAAAAATATCAGACATGAGCAAATTATTAACGGCTTATTTATCTATCTATTAGCGATTTATAACATAAATAATATCAACAAATTATTATTAGTAGATGGTATTCTATCGCCATGTACCTTCAAGTGATAAGGGTTCTCACCAATGACTTGGTACTTATTTACTCCTTTGTCCTTAGTTCTCTTTACTTCATAGAAAGCCTTTAGCAGGCTAATAGCTGCGTGCCTACTAATAGTCCTGTGTGTGTGATACTTAATTATAGGTAACACTATATCTATATACAATTCATCACTAGAATACAGCTTTGACCTCTCCTTAAAGGCATTATCAAAGTCTGTTTTCAAAGGGTGATTATCAGCTAATGCCCAAAAGAATACAGCATTATTAATAGCTTTGAAAGCCTTGCTGTTCATATCTCTTGCTTCCCATAAACAATTAAGTAGACTGTCTAAATCCACATACTTATACAATCTTTTAAACCTCTCATAGAAGATTTTTGCGTGTTTTCTGCTTTGCCTCAATTCTACATTTAGAGCCTTTTCATCCAATTGCTTACTATCACTTAATGTTTTAATTTTATCAATAGCCTCTTGTATATCATTTTCTTTCAGACGATTCAACTCAACTCTGGTAATTCCCTCATTACTAGCCTGTTCTTCTGTTTTGACATACAGTGATGATATGGATTCAAGTATAATACAATTAGATTGCTTTACCTCTTTTTCAATATTCTCTATAGAAGTATATACATGATGGTATAGATGCCACTTTTCTTGTAAATAGTCAATGTTGAAATATGCAGGAACATATTGGTTATCTATATTCCTTCTGGTTAATTCAATTGGTGGTTCTCCTGTAGAGTTGTGTTTAGCATGGCCTTTTATAGCCTCTTTAACTATATCAAATAACTCCCTCAAGTCACTATCATTGGTGCTAAGTTCATCCGCTGAACCAATCAAGCTCAAGACCTTTTTAGCCTTATATATTAAGTATTCGCTATAATTCTCATACTTTCTTCTCTTTTTAAGTTCATCAAAAATAGTCTTAACTTCCTCCTTTCTAAAAGTACTATATAGTATTGTTTCACTAAGTACACCTCTACTCACTCTACACCTTCCATGTATTTGTCTCATTCTATCAATGGATAATATAGAATGTGAGTGCCTTGGGTCTGAGACTGAGATTAAATGGTATTCATCCTCTATATCTATGCCAGTAAAATAGCAGCAAGTGGCAAAGTTTATTCTATTGGGTAGCCTCTCTTTACCATCTTCACCTTTCTCTAATTTAGGCATATAGTAAGAACCTGCTTCTTTAATGGAAGCTTCACTGCAGAGAATAGCACAATCCCTTCTAATTTCCTCTTCAAGTTCTAAAATGATTTCTCTTATATGAACTATGGAATTATAGGCAACAAATATCTTTTCATTAGGATGTCTGAGTATTTCTTCTACCACTGCCATAGTGATATTGTCTGTGTGTAATAGCTTTACCTCTCTAGGTGCATCACATATCCAAGTCGCATTAAATCTGCATTCATGTTCTAATTGAGGATTAGAAAATTTTCTCATAGTTGCAGTTACCATACATCTATTTTTGGGTAGAAACTTTAGATAATAATCAATTACATCTTCTAATTGAGGTCTATAGTTACTATCTGATTGAAAAACATCTATTTCATCTATCATTAGAAAATAGTTATTATAGTTTTCTTCTTTGATAAGACCTAATAACCTCTTTAGACTATCTGCTACAACTAAAAACTTTTTATATCCTCCTTGAGCAAGATACTTATTGATTTCAGCATTACTAACATTTTTTTTATCCCCAATAGCACTCCCAACATACAGAGTATCAACGTGTTTTAGGTGTTTAGAATAAGCTAATGCTTTAGTAGGAAGTACTATGATAGAGTTCCTTTTAGAATTAATTTCTAGAGTAGTAGCACCTATACCAGATATTTTCTTGTCTATAATGCCATGTGGCATCTTGTCTAAGTAGGTAGACAGCATATACTTTCTACCTATGAATATAGGACTACTATCAACATAAACTTCTTCACCTATAGGAAAACCTGATAAATCTTTGATAATGTTTGTGGTATCAAAGTTTTGCATATAGTTTATATCACCTACTCTGAAAAGAGTCTTAATGAATCTACCCCAATCGTCTATTACATCTTCATAAGTATTGTGAATAGTTTCTTTATTTAAAAGTGCATTTTTCATCTCACTTAGATTTGATATATTATTAATAAAGTAAGTGAGCAAATATAACAAAGAATCTCCATAGTCCAATCAACTACAGAGATTCTTTTTACCCTACTTCAGCTCTTTATCTCCAAATACACAAGCTATCACCTTCTCATTAAGTAGACTAATTGGAGAGTAATCCTTTCTAATATATCCCTCTGTCACTCTATGAGCTGATGAATGATTCAATGCAAACCCCACCTCTGCTGTACTTGCACCACAATCATTTTGAGCTATGGTAGCCCATGAATGTCTAAAGTTATATATACAAATATTAGGTAACCCATTGTATCTGCAATATGGTTTCAAGCCACTGTTTACATTTATATTAAAACAGTTACTGTCTTGATACCTCTCCGCAAAACTCAACAAGTATTCACTACTTGACTTATATTTATCAAATAGAGGCAATAATCTTGTTGGTATCCTTATCTCCATATAAGCCCCATCTCTCCTAAACTTCTTAGTCTTTTGTCTATGATAGCATAGTACCCCCTCCTTCAGGTTCCCCTTTCTTAACTCAAACAAATCTGCTGTATTCATACCAGCCAAACAAAAGACCATCTCAGCTACATCTCTACTTAGCTCAGGCAAAGAAGCTTTCAGCTTAGTCTCAGGAACTACACCTTGAAAGAATTTCTGAAGTATGGGAATCCCCAATGCCCTCTTTTCAGGTATGTCTGCCTTTGGTATTTCAATCTTTCTGAATGGTTGTAGTTTTATTCTGATGATGTTCTTGTCATAATCATTATACTCTTCAAGAGCAGCCTCATATATCATCCTAATGCAAATTGGATACATCTCCTTTGCTCTATTAGTCCCTGCTAATGAACTAATCCAATCTTGAATAAACTTGGTAGTCAGCCTTGAAAACATGATATTATCTGTTCCTGCAAACCTCTCTAAAGACTGATAAGCCCATTTATAATTCTTAGAGTTCCTTACCATATTTCTAACTGTAGCCATCTCAAAGACATACTTCCTTGCATACAGAGAGAATGAGATATCTTCATCTATATTTTGGATATAAGTAATGACTTCATTTACATCCCACACAGAGACATCCACTTGGTTCAATCTATTATTATAACATCTTATTAAACTAGAACAATAGGATAAAACATCAGGGTCTTTGACTTCCCCCTTTCTCAGTTTTGATTTATCAATAGTTTTATCTGTTCTGATATAACCCACTCTCCTATTATGAGTAATCCTTATATAAACAGGGAATAGATCATCACTTCTTTGCATTCTAACACATGTCTTAAAAGTCACCATAATCCTCTAATAATCAATAGTTAAACATTCATATTTCACTGTAAACACACACCTGATTTACTGTAAACATACAGTAAACAGAAGAATAAATAAGCACTATAAAACAGACTTTACAGTATAGAAAAGAGGGATTCACTCAATGAGCAAACCCCTCTTCATTATTGATTATCAGAAAGTTAACTTTCTAACCAGTTTATCTTTCTATCCTTCAATTGCTGCCTGAGCAGCAGCTAATTATCGTTGCTTTTCAACGAGTTCTATAATATTGTACAACTATTTGTTAGCACCGTTTTTTCATTCAATTATCCTCATATATGGTTAAAGTTATACTTCTATTTTCCATTCAATCTGTTACCTTTGTCGCCATGAAAAAGATTATCAAACTATATCGCAGATGGTATTACCGCCGCTTGTACACCAAATTGCTCTTTGCATACATCAAGCGTAATGACGGCAGCAGTCCTGAATGGTCTGCCGATAGTGCATTTACATCAATCACTCACCTTGATTATCATGAATGGATGAACGAGGAGAATATCTCAACTAAAAACTAAAATATTGTTCTTTAAACAGAACTTCCCCCATAGCTTTCCATCCTCTCGCATCAAAAGAGCATAATTACCATCTATTGAATATTCTAAAACCATATTTATATCAACAGCTTTTTCTAAACTATTTGTATAATTACATTTACCATCAATCACACCTCGATAATTCATTAAAGGTATATGATATGACGGCATCCCACTAGATACAATTACCGCTTCATTTTCAGTAACTCTAAAAGAATGAAGTTGATCAATACTATAAGAGCCTTCATTAAACAAACATGTATATTGCTTACGTTCCAACTTTTGCCCTTTATTAAGCAAACACTTCGTAGTATGAATTTTTACCAAGCATTTCTCTTTATAAAATTCAAGCCTAAATATACTGTCTGTTATTTCTTCATTTTTATCACAAGTATATTCTCCTTCAGACACATGAAGAGAACTATAACATCCCAGCAAATCCTGTATGTTTCGAAAATTGTAAAGACTAGGAAATTTCACATGAGCATAATCTTCACAATATTCATTATCATATGATTCTAGATAGTAAATAGGTTCTGTCCAAGTATGATGACTGTAGAAATAATCACCGAGGAAATCACCCGATTCTAGGAGTTCGCCAGATCTCACACACATCACTTCATACGTTATAGTCTTTTCGTTCAGTATACTATCATCACCTTCACAAGAATTGAAAAACAGCATAAGATTTATACAGAAAGTAATAAAAATGGCACTTTTATTCATTTCCTTTCCATTAAAACCGTAATTAACCGTTCTTTCTCGGCAAGAAGTTCCTCCAAATGTTTGATGCGTTCTTGCAACAAAGCTGCATCACAACCAGCAACAACATTACTATTATTGTTTCCATTAACAGCAACAGAACCCTCACCAGAAGCAACTACCTTGTTGTACTCACTCGAATAATCACTGAAGAAATTATACTCCAACGCTTCACTTATAGCAATCAATCTTTCAGTGTCAATATTGGGCTTCTCAAGTATTCTATTCACATTTTGCTGTGGAATACCAATCCTTCTGCCAAATTCTGATTTTGAAATACCAAGCTCATTCAGCTTCTGTTCGATATTCATACCAATATTTACTCTTTCCAATTTCATAATCAAACACGATTTATATAAATCACAAATACGTTAATTATTATTAATTATATAAATTTTCAAATCAAATTTGATTTAATCAAATCATATTTGATTAAATTTGCACCATAAAGTTAAACAATAAACCATAAACCTCAAAGAAAATGGCAGAAAATCAAGTAAAAGTACGTCCAGCTTTAACGGATTTGAAAGTAGGCGGAGAGATTACTTTCCCCATAGCGAAAACCAAGAGTGTGCGTGCCCAGGCATCTGACCTCGGGTTAATTCTTGACCGCAAGTATCAAACAGAGACTGATCGCGAAAAACGCACCATAACAGTAACCCGATTAAAATAATCCATAAATAACAAAGAAGTAATGAGAAGTATACTAGAATCACTAAGAGATAAAGTTGAGAATGGTTCAATAACAATCAGAGAAGCGGCAATTGCACTACATAAAGCCGGTTGGACAAACTTCATCGACATAAATGCAACCAATGCATTGCTTTTCAATCGTGAAAGAAATCACTAGATAAATACAATGTGTACGTAAAAAATTAAATTATGAATTTCAACAGAGTCACTAAACAAATCGTCGTTTTTGTAGCAGGCTTCATTATGTTCTTCTGCTTACTTGGTATAGCAGGTACCACTGATCGTACAGAACAAATAGTTTATGCTATGCCACAAGAGGCATACGAGGCTATATATCTGAAACTCGGTAATGGATGCACCGACCGCCAAATAGCCGATGAATATATGGCCAATAAACAATATTACGATGCATTGTCACAATAATCAAAGAAAGTAACACTCTATGTTCACACTTGATTTCACAGATAAATCTGTCACTTATGACACATTCATCCACGATGTTGCTACATCAGTGGTTCGAATGCTTGCTGACACACGCAACGATCCCGAAATGGTTAGTCAGCGACAAGCATACGCAATGTTCGGTCGCGGCAATGTGGATAGATGGCGCAAGCAGGGTAAGATAAATCCCTGTAAGCGCCCGGGCAAAGTTGAATATCGCACAGTAGAGTTACGCGTCCTTCAACAAAAACAACAAGACTATTTCAAATGACAACCAGATCCGATAGTGTAGGAAGCACATCAATAGAAAGTAGTAGTTCGAATCTGCTTCGGATCACAAAAGCAAACTGTATTATAAACCTTTTAAATTTTTAATTATGAGCAATGCTATTTCATTGGCTAAAGAGTTGCAACAAATGAAAGCAATTGACGTAATACGCAATGAACGTGTACGTAGCCAGTTTATCAGCGTGTATAATTCCATTTGGAAAGAAGGCGGAGAAAACGTCTATGAACGTGAAGCTATTTACTTCAACCAGCAGTTACGCGACAAAGATGAGTTGCGCTTATGCTCCGGAACATCTATCTTCTATGCGTTTATCGACCTTGCTGTCAAAGGTATCACATTGGCTCCTGGTGCGCAAGCACTGTGTTATCTTCTTACCCGTAACTGCAAAGTGGGAGTTGATTCAAACGGCAAAGAAGTTTGGGAAAAAGTATGCAGTCTCGCTATCTCCGGATATGGAGAGCTGGCACTGCGTGCAAAAGTTGGACAGATACGCCATGCCGACAATCCAGTTATTGTCTATGACGGAGATAGTTTTGAATATGGAGAGAAGAACGGAGTGAAGATTGTCAATTATATGTCTGCATTTCCTCGCAAAAGCGACCGTATTGTTGCTTGCTTTGTCAAAATCACACGTGCAGATGGGTCAATTGACTATTCTGTTATGACAGAAACCGACTGGAAACGGTTACAAGGTTATTCAGAGAAACAAAATTCCTATAAAGACCGCCGCACCGGAGAAACTGTAGTGAAAAGCAATGCACTCTACAATATCAATGGGCAGATTGATACCGGCTTCCTCATTGCCAAATGCATCAAACACGCTTTCAAGACTTATCCTAAAATCAATATCGGCAAAGGGTCCGTCATGGAATCCGACATCATTGATAACCCACAAGGAAGTTTCGATCCTTACAGTGGAATTGATACCACACAACCCGAACCACAGGAAAAGCAAGAAGAGCAGCATTTTGCACCTCAACCTGACATGTCGGCAGGGGTAACTATTGACCCAGCAAGTCAAGGAGATAACGATGATACTTTCTAACCTTAATACATTGTACATATGTCTTCAGAATTAGCAATCATCAAGCAGGAAAATATACAGACCATAGTGTCTGCTGCTCCACAATCATATAATGACAATAAACTGTCATGTGAAAGATGTATCAGTGCCGGGCAATCCATACTCAATACCATTACAACTAATGGTGGAATGACTGACGAACTTGATAAAGAGGCAGCTCTTTTCATCGAAAAAGCACGTAAAACAGTCAAGAAGATGAACGAGAAACGTTCGCCTGTCACAAAACTTTTTGATGACATCCGTCGAGAGTTTACGGTAATAGAGAATGCTATTGACCCCACCAAAGTTGATACTATCCCCTATAAACTCCAACAATACCGTAACCAATATGCAGCAAAGAAACGTGCCGAAGAAGAAAAACGCCGTCAGGAAGAGTACAAACGTCAACAAGCGGAACAAGCCCGTGTAAAATTGAGACAAGACATTGAAGGGGATTTTAAGGCACAATTCCAAACATATCTCAATCAATCCATCAATTGGCTCACTACAAAGGATAACAGTGTTACGCTCGAGAACTATAACACAGTGTACAGTGAGGTAAAGAACTTTTCGGCTTCTCTTCCTGCTGACTGGTTAAAGAATCTCCATACTCTTATCCGTATACCTGGCAATGTTTCGGTAGACGAGCTTCGACAAATTGAAACTGGCACAAAGGAACGCCTTGGTAAGCAATTTACCGAACAATACACTGCAGAAATCCAAGACAACAAGGATTTCATTCTTGACCGTCTGCCCTCAAAAAAAGCAAACCTCGAACGCATGGCACAAGCTGATGCGGCCGAAGCTGCACGTGTCAAAGCTGAAATGGAAGAACGCCAACGCAAGGAAGCCGAAGAGCGAGAGGCAGAACGCAAACGCAAAGAAGAGGAAGAAAAGCAAAAGGCGGAAATGGCACGCCAGCAAGCTGAAATGAACGGATTATTTTCTGAACAGGCTTCTATGCAGAATTATCAGCCCAAAGTAAAAGTCACTCAAAAAATAGAGTTACTTAATCCTGAAGGTATCATGCCAATACTCTCAATGTGGTGGAGTAAGGAGGGGTGTACACTTTCGGTTGAAGAGTTGAGTAAGTTATTCAAGAAACAAATTACGTTCTGTGAAAAACTGGCTAACAAGGATAGTGTCTATATTGAAAATGAGAGTGTACAATATATTGACGATGTGAAAGCAAAGTAACCATGAGTCACAATCCCGATACATATTATAGTCGTAGTGAGGTTAGTAACTCTGACCTCACCGAACTAAAAAACATTCTCCATCCTCGGATGCAATTCGGTGATAAGGAAGCTGCATTTCGTTTCGGCTCGTTGGTAGATGCAATTATTACTGAACCTGCACGAGTAGACTACTACCGCCTGACAGTAGATGATGAACAATATACCGAAGATGAGTTCCGGCATGCACAAGAAATGCTAAAGGCTCTTCGCATGGAAGCACGCCGTGATGAGTTTCTTTTTAAAGTGCTTGGATATGCCGAAACACAGCGTTTCATGGTAAACACACAACAACAATTTACTTATTGTGGTTTCCCCTTTTCGCTTGATACACGATGTAAGTGGGATTGGTGGCTCGGTCTTTTCGGCGGTGATCTTAAAACCACATTTGCCTCAACACAACAACAGTTTGAAGAAGCGATTGACTTCTTCGATTGGGACAGGAGTCGTGCTTGGTATATGGACATTGCTGGTTCCAACCGTGATTTCATTTATGCTATCAGCAAAAAGAACTGCAAAGTATTCAAGAAGTTCATCAATCGGGATGATAAGGTCTACAACCGTGGACGCGAGAAATATGAAGAATTGGCTTTCCAGTACTGGTGTTTAACTCCACAAGACAATTAACAATGGATATATATTGCAAAGTAACTCAATATGGATTAGTTCCTCTGTATAATACAGACCTCGAACTAAAGAAACACTTGAAGATTGGTAATGTAGTCAAGTGCAAGGTTAGCAATCCCCGCAATTATGAGCACCACAAGAAGTTTTTCGCTTTGGTACGCCTTACTTTCGACAATTTGCCCCTGCCATTAGTCGAAAAGTGGCACATACATAATGAACAGGATATGCTTCGCCGATTCAAACGTGACCTTGGCTACTTCACTAACACTCTCAACGAATATGGTGAACATGAAATAGAGTATCTCAGTATATCGTTTGCCGCCATGGAACAACACGAATTTGAGAAATTCTATAACCAATGTATTGACCTTGTTCTCAACAAGTATATCAAAGGTATTGACAAAGATGATTTAATCACAGAAATAGAAGAATTCAAATGAAATCGCAAGTAGGACAATATCATTACATTCTACACGGACGAGGATTCCGTATATACCGCTATACAGAGGTGACAGATAGTTTTCAGTCATCATCTCCGGTACTTAGCGAGCCAATCTTCTACGACCGTGAAAAAGCAAAGAAACGTGTTTACGAACTTAATGGATGGAAATACAACAATGAACGGACTCAAACATCATCTGCGCGTTGAACCATACGACTACCAACGTGAAGGTATAGTTTATGGACTGAAACACCGCCGTCTTATTATCGGTGACGAACCGGGATTAGGAAAGACATTGCAAAGTATCGGCATTGTTGATACAGCCAATGCATATCCTTGTCTTGTTATCTGCCCGTCCTCGCTCAAAATTAACTGGCAACGCGAATTCGAGAAATTCACAGATAAATCTGCAGTCGTTCTTGACAATGCTGTACGTACGACATGGAATTACTTGTTATCTATGGGAGTGCATCAGGTAGCAGTAGTAAATTACGAAAGTTTGCGCAAATATTTTGTTTGGGACATCAAAGCGGAAAGTAAGCAGTTCCGTCTCAAAGATGTTGTATTCTGTCCTCAAATACAGATGTTCAAATCAATCATCATCGACGAAAGCCATCGTGTGAAAGACCCGTCTGCACAGCAAACAATCTTTACCAAAGGTTTGTCTGTTGGCAAGGAATGGATAATACTCCTGTCAGGTACCCCCGTTGTCAACCGTCCGGAGGATTTGATAGCGCAACTTTCTATCATGAACAGATTAAACGACTTTGGCGGTCGCGGAAAATTCATAGCTGACTATTGCACTGACCTGAAAGACAAGGATGCGGAACCGGCTGTACCACTTTCCGAACTATCTCGGCAACTCTATGATACTTGCATGATACGCCGTGAAAAAGCAAAGGTACTTCCCCAGCTACCTGACAAAACACGAGTAGACCTGTATGTCGATATATCCAACAGTGCCGAATACAATCTTGCAGCTTCCGATCTCGCTACATACCTACAAGAATATACAGAATGTACAGATTGGGAAATACGCCGCAAGATGCGTATGGAAGCACTTGTGAAGTTCATGACACTTCGTTCCTTAGCCACCAAAGGGAAAATAGCACAAGCTGTTGACTTTATCAAGACATTCCTTGACAGTGGCAAAAAACTGATTGTGTTCTGCTCGCTTCATGAGATTGTGGATGAACTACAAAGGGTATTTCCGAAAGCCGTCACGGTTACAGGGCGCGATAGCGCAATAAACAAACAGGCTTCTGTGGATGCTTTCCAAAACAACCCAAATGTGCAGCTCATCATCTGTTCCATTAAAGCAGCCGGCGTTGGTCTCACACTCACAGCTTCCTCAAATGTAGCCTTCATTGAACTTGCATGGACATATGCAGATTGCTGTCAATGTGAAGACCGTGCACACCGTATAGGGCAAAAGGACAATGTAACCTGTTATTATCTGCTTGGTCGTGGTACAATCGACCATACGATATACTCTCTTATTCACCGTAAGAAATCCATCGCATCCGAGATTATGAACTCTGACGATGATATTCCGACCGATGAAATGTATTTCAATGAATTGGTCAAATCATTCTTAACAGCATCGGGATAATGGAAGTATGCAAAACAGATATGCAGAAAATTATCAAATATCTTGATGATGCTGCAATAATGTATGACAATCATCCCGGACAACGTAATGTATGTCGCGCATGGGTAATAAGACAACTAATAAAAAAACTGAATAAAAAATTAGTAGTAACCAATAAATAAAGTAATATGAAAACCTGCTTCGATGTAATATTTGTGATTTTAAATGTCATCCTCTTTGCTATTAACTTTCATTGTACCTTAGAATCCAATTCATTTAAGTCATGTACCTATGCCATCTTAGGAATGACTTTTGCCATTGCAGCTATAATTCTAATCGTAACAAATAAATAACACTGAAATGAGCTTAGATGATTTTTTAGAAAAGTTTGAAGAAGCATTAGACCAATGCGACAGAGATGAAGACGTCAATGTCACTATACAAGTTCCACCTGGAACAAAATGTTGGGAAAACTCTTGGACTCAATTTGAAGTAAACTGCATCAGTACTGATGGAACTACAATTTATTTACAATGTTCATAGTTGAATAGAATATGAAGAAAATAGATTTAAACAAGTTAAGAGACAAAGCATATAAAACCGCTTGTGAACATGGCCTCCACGATCAAGAATTGAGTAACGAGCACTGTCTTTGCCTTGTAATATCCGAACTCATGAAAGCTGTGGAAGCCGATAGAAAAAGAAAATACTTCAAAGGAAAAATAATGTTTGAACGTGATTTTAATCTTTACTCTGCATTAGTAGAAGAGAACGTACGTTATAGAAATGCCTTTGAAAAACATATCAAAGATACAGTAGGAGATAAGTTAGCTGATACTGTAATCCGCTTACTGGATTTGGCTGGATTGCGAAATCTGAATCTTAACAGGTTTGCACTTGTCAATGTGGTATCCAAGAAGAAAACCTTTACGGAGAATATTCATTCCATTGTAAAAGATATTACAAATTATAAATACACATTGGAAGAGCTGGTTAATTATGCGATTACACAAGTATTCGTATTGTCGGATATACTTGATATTGATTTGCTCTGGCACATAGAACACAAAATGAAGTATAACGAACTCCGTGAAGATATGTACGGGAAGAAGTACTAACCCACAGAATAAATAAATGCTATGGATAAATTTTATATGGTATTTGTAGAAGGATGCGCCACGCCTACCTACAAACATGAGAATTTGGAAAGCGCCGAAAATGAAGCGAAAAGACTTGCCACTCTTCTTAAGAAGAAAGCATACGTTTTATGTACAATAAAATCAGTTGAAGATACTCAGTACAAAATAGAGGATTGTAGACCTAACGGAAGTGATTTACCATTTTAATAAAAATACAGCAATGAAAAAAAATGAAATCGTTGAACACGTCATCAACAATACGACTATTAGTCGTTCACAAGCTATTCAAGCCGTAGATTGTGTTTTTGATGCTATTGAAAATTCTCTTTGTAGAGGTGAAAGTGTTTATATCCGTGGTTTTGCCACAATTAAGGCATACACCTCCAAAAGAAAGAAAGCACGGAATATTAGCAAGGGAACAACAGTTGTTATTCCATCTCAACGCTCTGCTAAGCTCATCATTAGTAAACAACTTAAAGCTCAAATGAACAGATGATGCACACATGGTTTGAATGTAAAATCCGTTACGAAAAGGTAATGGAAAACGGAATGAACAAGAAGGTTACAGAACCTTATCTTGTCGATGCACTTAGCTTTACAGAAGCCGAAGCACGAATCATCGAAGAAATGACCCCATTTATCTCTGGAGAATTTACTATATCAGATATTAAACGTGCCAACTATAGTGAACTTTTCCCCAGTGACGAAGAAAGTGCCGACCGCTGGTTCAAATGCAAACTTATTTTCATCACGCTGGATGATAAAAGCGGTGCGGAAAAAAAGGCTTCCACTCAAGTATTGGTACAAGCTGCCGACTTGCGTGATGCAGTGAAAAAGCTGGATGAAGGAATGAAAGGAACCATGGCAGATTATCAAATTGCATCTGTTGCTGAAACCGCTATCATGGATGTTTACCCGTATTCTGCCGAAGAATCCATAACAGATACCATCAGCGAAAATGCCAACTCCCCTATTGTACGCAATTTCATCCAATCACTTCCTGAAGGTTGTAAGACAACAATAACAGTTGGAGGAAAGAAAGTCGTAGTCGACAAAACAGGAAAGGACACCATTGTTACACCTAAAAATGAAAACAGCCATGACATTGGAAGAGATGCTCTCAAAGGAAAGAAAACAAAAAAAGAAGCAAAAACATAACGATGAGGAACACCGCATACAATGCGCTTGTGTAAAATACTTCAATTTGAGGTATCCGAAGTTGAAAGGTCGACTATTCGCCGTACCAAATGGTGGTAGACGTGATGCTGTAACAGCATCAAAACTTAAAGCCGAGGGTGTAATAGCCGGTGTATCCGACCTGATCCTATTGAAAAGCAATCGTGATTACGGTGCGCTACTCATTGAAATGAAAAAGAAAGGTGGCTATCAATCCCCATCGCAAAAACAATGGCAAAAGATGATCTGTGAAAACAGAGAATACAAATATGTTGTATGCCATTCGCTAGATGATTTCATTCGTGAGGTGGATGAGTTTCTAAAAAATGCAGAATTATGGGACGAAATGTAAAAAAAGGGCTCGACTATTTTCCTTTTGATGTTGACTTTTTTCAGGACATAAAAATAAGGAAACTGATCAAGTATCAGCGTGGCAAGGCTGTCACTGTATATGCTCTCCTGCTTTGTCTTATCTATAAGAATGGGTATTACATGTTGTGGGACGAAGAGTTGCCCTTCATATTATCGGAACAAACCGGTTTTGAAGAAGCGTATATACAAGAAGTCGTCAAATGTTGCCTGGCACTAGGGTTGTTTTCTAAAGAACTCTTTGATAAGGAAAAAGTTCTCACTTCAATCGGAATACAAGAACGCTATAAACGAATATGTGATGATTGCAGAAGAAAGTGTGAATTTTCAGAGTTTAATCTTATTTCTTCCGAAGATAAACGCATTTCTTCCGAAGAAAAGCCCAAAAACTCCGCAGAAAGTACACAAATAAAAGAAAAGGAAATAAAAGAAAAGAAAATACCTCCTCAAACTCCCCCTAACGGGGTCGTTTCGTCGGACAGAGGAGGAAGAATAACTTCGTCTCCTTCTTCTGAAAAATATTTTGATATTAAGGCAGAATTGCGTGGTAAACCGGGTATAACAGAAAATGACATATGGGAAGCTATGCGCCTTGCCGAAAACGGTAAAGAATCATCTATCGGCACGGGACTCATCAAGCAATGGTTAGATAATCCCTCAATGTGTGACTTCTATATAATCATCCAAAATCTACAGAGAATGGAGCGTGAAGGACAAATAAGGGTGATGTCTCATGAAAACTACTTTGTGTATGTTTTTCTGCTAATGAACCTGACAAAATCCGATGCTGATTCAGTTCGCCTATATATCCAAGACCCGACACTGTTCGAAGAATGTAAAAAGCTGATTGCCGAAATTAAAAAAGGCGGCATCAACCAGCCCGGCAGATTCTTGCTCAAAAAGTTGAGAGAATGTCAAATGAGTATTAATAAACAAAATCTAAAATGAAATTAGTTCATGGCAGTTTATTCAGCGGCTTTGATGCCCCTAGCGTTGCAGCTTCATGGATGGGCTGGAAAAATGCCTTTCACTGTGAGATAAACCCTTTTTGCAATGAGATACTAAAATATTGGTTCCCCAATTCTGAACATTATGAAGATATTACCAAAACAGACTTTAGTCAATGGAAAGGAAGAATCGATGTCCTCACAGGCGGATTTCCTTGCCAGCCTTTCTCCCTCGCAGGTCAGAGAAAGGGAGCGGATGATAACCGTTATCTCTGGCCACACATGCTCCGTGCTATACGAGAAATCCGACCCGCTTGGGTTATTGGTGAAAACGTTGCTGGAATCCTCACAATGGTTCAGCCCGGCAAGGAGACTGAAGTGGGAAGCCAAACCTCTCTTTTCGGAGAAGATAACCGAAAAAGAATATTGCTACGACAAGAGTATGTTGTCGAAACCATCTGTAAAGACCTTGAGCGAGAAGGATATTCCGTCCAACCGTTGCTTATTCCGGCTTGTGCCGTCGGAGCGCCCCACAGAAGAGACAGGGTATGGCTTGTTGCCCACTGTGCAGACTCAAGGACTGAAGATGTGCGACGAGAACGGGAAGACAAGGTTCTATCCGATGGAATTGCTCCCGACACCAATGGCAAGCGATGCAACAACCGGAGCGATAATTGGAAAGAACGACCATTTTATTACAACAGGAAACGGAACTCCGAGGAAGATCAATCAAAACGGGATAAACGGAAGTGTAGGACTTGCAAGAATGGTTCAGTTGCTTCCGACTCCCAATGCTCGGGAAGCGGACAAATACAGCAAAAAATACAATCCAAACAGTCAGATGGGAACAGCTCTGACCGCAATGGCAGTGAATGGGATGTTACCTACTCCGATACGTCGAGATTATCAACCCTCCGTCTCCCCTCAAACACTGAAACGGAAGGATGGAAAGATGAGAACGGACAGCCTCTGCAATCTTCCAGTAATGCTAGGGGAACATTGCTTACAGAATGGTGGCAGAACTTCCCAACTCAATCCCCTGTTTGTCGAGGAAATGATGGGGTTCCCTTTAATGTGGACAACCTTACCATTCCTTTCACAAAATGGAGACAGGAATCAATTAAAGGATATGGAAACGCCATAGTTCCGCAGGTGATTCTTGAAATTTTCAAAGCGATTGAAGAAATAGAACAATTAGAGTAAAACAAAGTAGATATAAACTAAAATGTACCTCCGTCGATTGTTATTGATTCAATCTCTCCATTAGTATCTTTTTTAATATTAAGAGCTTTTTCAAGATTGGAAATTTGAGTCTTTAATTCCTTATTGCCTTTATAAGACTGATATGTTCTGTAAATAGTTATTGCAGTAGAAAATAAAATGCCCCCAATGGTAATATATACGCACTTAATAAACAGACCTAATACGGATATTAATAACGAGACCGACAAAAGGAGAAAAAACACTTTATAAGTTTTTATAAATTCCATAAATATAAGTTTTTAATGATGAGTGGCAAATATACGAATAATTATGATAATTGCATGGTTTTCTTGCGGAGTAACATCCGCAGTCGCTTGTAAGATAGCGTTGAGTCTGTACGAAAATGTACAACTCTACTACATTGAAACTGGCTCCGGTCATCCTGATAATACTCGCTTTCTTGCAGATTGTGAAAAGTGGTACAATCAACCTATCCACATTATCCGGAGTGATAAGTACTCCTGCGTGTCTGATGTATTGCGAAAAGGGTATATTAACGGCGCGCATGGTGCAGCTTGCACTCTCGAACTGAAAAAGAAAGTTCGGTATAAGTTAGAAAAGGAACTTGGTTCTTGGGACGGACAAGTTTGGGGATTTGATTACGATCCAAAAGAGATTAACCGGGCTATCCGATTAAAGCAGCAGTACCCGAACACAAAGCCAGTATTCCCGCTTATTGAAAAGCAGATTACAAAGCCGGATGCAATGGGTATGCTTTGGAAAGCTGGGATTAAACAGCCTGTAATGTATTCGATGGGTTACAATAACAACAACTGCATCGGTTGCGTGAAAGGTGGTATGGGATACTGGAACAAGATACGGAAGGATTTCCCGGATGTATTCAATGAGATAGCGCAGATTGAACGCGATGTAGGTGCAACATGCCTAAAGGATAAAGACGGTCGCATCTTCTTGGACGAACTACCAACATGGCGAGGTGATCCAGTGGAAGAGATTATACCGGATTGTTCTCTTATCTGCCAGATAGAGTTTCAAGAGATACTTGATCGACAGGTAGAGCGAGTTTTGAAAGGAGAAATTAGTATTAACGATGTAGCCTAATTAGGCTCAAAACAAGAATAGTAATGAATAAAACTCAAAAGGAATTGTTAGCAAGGCTTATGACTGTCACAAATAGCCTTGGAGGATCGCTTGACGGAACTGCGACCTGTGAACAAAAATATATTGATAGACAACGTGCTCACATGCTCTCATACAAGGTCATATATGGTTTATTTGGCGATAATCCTAATAATCCATATCGTGAAGATGATATAAATAATGCCTATAAAGCTATTGAGGAAATGGAGAAACTGGAACAAAAGGTATATCCTGACCGGAGTGGCTTTTTGAAGGATGAAGAAAAATAATAACACTAAAAATCAGATACAGAAATGAAACTATTGAATGATTTTTTATGGTGGTTGTCTGTTGGTGGCATACTAAATCGTTATTGGTCTGCAATTGAATATGCTTGTTGGGACAAGAAAATATTGCAATCTGATTTCATCAAACAAATGGATGTTAACAAGCCGGAAACTCTATTTGATTTGCCTATAAAGTGTGGCTTTAGCTTCTTCAAAGAAGCTAAAGAAAAGTATATTAATTATTTAAAAGAAAACAAGAAAGGAACTAAAGTATGAAAAGTCTAGGAACACCCCAGCATATCATGTGGCTTACTTACCTTGATTGTAAGAAGCGAACCAAGAAGGAAATAAAGTTCCCGAAAGAAACAAAAGGTATTTCGCATGATGAAGAACTAGTACACTTTATGCTAGAGAATAGCAGTATCACTGAAAGGCAAGGTGAGCGTTCTTATCATCGTGTGTATGATGCGATAGATGTTATATGTAAGCAACTTTGCCCCGGTCACTGGTGTACCCGCACGCATTGCAAAAATTACAGCCGTAGACACGCATACAATTGCAATAAGACACGCCCAACAGTCTGCAAGGAGTATAAGGTTTATATGGAGAAAAAGAAACTACGTGAAGAAAAAGAGAATGTCTAGCCTAAAATAAATAGGTATGAGTGGAAACAAAGATAAATTAATAGCTTTCAATTATTTCGGAGGTAAGTTTACCTGGTTAGAATATTTATATAAATATTTTCCAGATAACTTTACTCATTTAGTGGATCTCTTCGCTGGAAGTATGGTAGTATCTCTCAATTATAACGGTAAAGTGATTAAAACCGCCAATGAGTTAAATGCAGATATAACAAACTTCTTTGCAGTTTTAAGAGATCATGAACCAGAACTTATCAGGTTATTACTCTTAACCCCCTGTTCCGAACTTGAATACAAAAATTCATGGGAACCATCTGCAGATAAAATAGAGCAAGCCCGTAGGTTTTATGTTCGTGTCAGACAATCCTTCTTTGGTCTTGGAGCACAACGAAAAAATAAAGGATGGCACATGGCAAAGAAGCATGTTAATTGCCAAGGTGGGGAAACCGTATCTCGCTGGAACAATGCTATTGAAAAACTACATGAGGTAGCAGAAGTTATCAGATCCAACTTTCAAATTCTGAATTTAGATTATTCTGCTTGTATTGACAAGATCGACTTCCCCGGAGCTTTCTTTTATGTTGATCCACCTTACCCACTTGAATGCCGAGCTTCCTCGAAGGATTATAAGTTTGAATTTTCAAACGATCAACACCGAGAACTATCCAGACGGTTACATTCTATTAGAGGAAAGGCAATGATAAGTAGTTACGATTGCCCTCTTATGCAAGAATTGTATGGAGATTGGACTATGATAAAGTTTCCCAAAAAGAAAAACAATATTAGATCCGGTGAAGTACAAGAAGTGATTTGGATAAATTATAAACCAAGATCTACTCAAAGTATTTTTGAGTAGGTTCAAAACAAGAACAGATATGAGCAGAACTCCTAAATCAAACAGAGTCTGGAATAAACAAGAGAAACAAATAGTTAGGCTTCTTTATCGCAAAGGGCTTTTATCAAATATGCCTAATTTATATTGGGCGTCATATAGAGAGACAGGAAAGCGGTATAAAAACAAAGGTTCATCTTTTATCTGGCGTGGCTATCTTGATGAGGTTTATTATTGTACTTGGAACTATTGGGGAGAATGTGACGAACATCCTTTAATTGATGAAATTATAGATAATCTGATAGAAAAAGGTATTCCTGATAGCGTCTTTGAAGATTGCGGATATGATTATTACAAAGTCATAAAACATTCTTCATTTCAATACAAAGGGCGCAGGTGGTTCATTAAATATCTTAAAGGACTTCCTACTGTTAGATGTGATTCAAAGATAAATAAATTGTTGAAAATTAATGATTAAATATGAGCAAGAAAATGATTAGCCCTTATGGTGTAAAAGTAAACATGGTATGCGCCAGTTGTGAATACTGTAAAATGCAGAGGGTTCCAGCACCGACTTATTGGAGAAACAAATGTCTCAAAAATAATAAATGGCTTACCAATACAAGTTCTTTTTGTGATTCTTATAAAATGGGAGAGTTCTTTGTAGCAAGAGGCTATCAAGAAATCAAACAATAATCCAAATAAAATAAAGAAATGAAAGCAATAACAATAAAACAACCGTGGGCCTCTTTGATAGTCCACGGTTTTAAAAACATCGAGAACCGTACTTGGGCGTGTCCAGAGAAATACATAGGGCATAGAGTGTTAATCCATGCAAGTGGAAAACCTGTAGAAATGAGAAATCCCAATAGTGTATTTACAAAAACTCAATGGGATAGTCTGCCTGTTGAGTTTCAACGAAAAATAATATGTGCAGAGGACATTGTCAATTCTGCTATCATTGGAAGTGTGGAAATAATTGGATGCTCAATCAATCATCCTTCTAAATGGGCAGAGAAAACAGATGCTAGTAAAGGCTATTATGAAAATCCTATTTATAACTGGATATTAGCTAATCCCATATTATTTCCAGAACCAATACCGGCTAAAGGTAAACTATCTTTTTGGGAATACGATAAAATTCAGGAACCCGTGTCAGATGGCGACCACAATGTTTGCATGTGTCGTATATGTGTTGATGAAAAAGTTCAGGTGATGAGTATGGGAAAATATTTCGTATGTAAATATTGTGGTGGACGTTGGTACAAGTAAATTCAAATCAATATAAGTATGAACAAAAAAGAAATCATACAAGCCATTAGAACCTTTAAGAAAGTCCTAAAAAAAGGTAGTCCTAAAACTGTATGGAACTCCTGTTGCTGGGACATTCACAAAAAGCGATATACTGTTGATGAGATAGCTGCCCGTTTTTTGCGGAGGAAAGGTTATAATGTACAAATTGACATATCCGATAATACAGAATGTCCCTCTTATTCGTTCGGCTACATACGATTCTATCGTTATGTGAGAATCTGTTTTAACCAATATCAAAACAAGAAATAATGAGAAAAATGCTATTAATATGTGTTATTCTTGCTCTAACAGTAGGATGTAACACAAAGAAAGTCCCATATGTGACTTTCAAGAGAGAATATAAAGAAAACCGCTTTACAAAACAATTTCAGGAAGCGGATTCGATGTTTAAAGAACAATACAAATATAAGAAATAATGGATGCAAAAACACTCTTTACCAAAGTTGTCCAGATGCGCAAAGCGCAAAAAGAATATTTCAAATGTCGTACTCAAGCTAATTTACGAATTTGCAAAGCACTCGAAGCCGAGATTGACCGAGAGATTGAACGTGTTAATAGCATCATCCCTCCTCCCAAACAACCGGAACAAAAGAATTTATTCACAGATTAAAACCAATAGATTATGAATTCAACAGTATTAAAAGAAATCATTGCGTTCCTCTTCGGACGCAAATATTATGCCAATATTGTAGCTACCAAAGGTACAACCAAACAAGAAATCTGTTCTTACATTTTTGCAACAAAAGAAGCCGCTAACCGGCATCGATTGGAAATCGAAACAACCTTATCGTTTACCTTTGTCGAAACGGTTACCTTTCGTTCGCGTCGAGTGCATCTCAATACGTCAGTAAAAAGTTAAACTACAAAAGCTAATCATTCATCATACTTTCGTACTATGATTATCAGTAAGTTAAAATTATGGTGGCAATCACTGCTGTATTATGTGATTGCCGATCCTACAGACAACTCTATAACGCTTTCCAAACGCTTGTTCTTGCATATCAAGAATAATGCCAGGAAGAGTGATGCAGCGCGTGTATTCGTTTTCCGTATTTCCGGAAATGACACATTCGGTTTTTCTATCAATCCAGATATTAAACAACCAACCCAAATGTGTGATATTCAATACAACGACAAGTATAAATGTATAGGATTTGAAACGCTCTGCCCGTCAGTTGGTCGCATTCTTTATGAATATGGATTATCTGATAGTTGCCGGATTAAATTGTCCGTATCAATTCAGAAAACTCCACAAGGAAAAACTTATTATAAATTCGACAAGCCAAATGCAAAGTATATTAGGAAACACCCGAAAAGCTGATATCACCTTTTACGCATCAGGAAGGATAGATATTAGTGCTCGCGTCGCAAAACATCTCCAGCTCTCACGCGGAGATGTTTTGGACATAATGATTGACCAAGATGAATTTTACCTTTACGTTAGACTTCGTTCACCAAACGGGAGGCATGAAGCAATGGTATTCCCAACAAATAAGGCAGGAAATCATTTCAGAACTTCATCAAGCAGACTTTGTACAGCAATTCTCCAAGAATGCAAAACAACAGATAAAGTAAAATTATGTGTAGGAGAACCAACGGAAAACGAATACGGTAAACTATTACCAATTATCACTAAATACCTTTTGTAATATGATAAAAGAGATTAAGTACAATGGATATTCTGCCAATCCATCAGATTACGAATGTGCAGATGGTGACTTGTCAGTTGCAATGAATCTTATTCCTGAAGATGGAGTATTAAAAGGCATTCAAAAGCCTCAATGTTTATTCACTCTCCCACAAGGGAAAAAAGTAATATACATACACAACATCTCGGTATATAAACATTACATAATTTACGATACAGAATTCGCCGCCTTACAATGGTTATCCTCTAACGACACTGATAAGCAACCCGAAGATATAGTATCTATTTCTGGAGAACTCTATCAGGTAACATCACTTGGAAACACATTAATCATACTCACTTCTGAGGGCATAATTTATGCCCTCTACAAGTCAGGAACCTACGTACTCATGGGAAGTAATCCGGTATTTCCATCGCTCTCCTTCCGACTAAAAGCATCTATGGGAAACTCTGATATGTTATCTGCTAGTTTCCCCGGTTTTAGTATGGGGGGAATTATGGGACAGTATCTTCTCTCACCAGAAGCTAGCCAAGCTGTAAGAGACACCGTTCTGGCATATACCAATAAATATACCGCCGATGCAAAAACAGCAGGGTCATTCCAATATCCGTTCATGATAAGATATGCTTACCGTATGTACGACGGAACACTCAACTACATTTCACCTCCAATTAAAATCTACCCGTCATACGGCATACCTTATCTCATACATTATACAGGTTATGAAATGAATAATGGTCTATACACCAAATTCAATATGGTCGTATCATATGTTGCATCAAAATTATATTATGAGATAACAAACATTGATGAAGTAAAAGAATCCATATCCGAATGGGGAGAATTAGTTAGAAGTATTGATATATTCATCACTCCCCCACTCTATACAGTCGATCAGGATAATATGTGTAAATCAATATCTCCATACGGATTTTTGGGACCTTTTGGCGGTTCTGGTGCATTTTTAGAGTATTGCGCTAATTCCGGAAATGAAAATGTTAACGGGAAATTAATATATCGGCTTCACAACGCACGTGAATCAATCAATACTGACTCTTTATTTTTTGGAATGTCAGGTAAATCACTTGTAGATGATGACTCTTCATTACCTTTCTACCTTATCTCTTCCATTGACGTAAAAAAAATACAATCAGGAGAGAACATTGTTTCTATTGAAAATGGGGCTCTCAATTCACTTGAGGCAAAAGAAGTAATGGAGGGTGACAGCAATTTAACCGGAACAATTGTTGCTAAGTATGCATTTCCATACAACGCACGCCTAAATCTGACTGGAGTAACTATTATCCCTCCGACATTCCCACTTGAATCTTGTTTTCAATATGCTAATGGAGAGTATGATAACGAAACTAAAAAAGCCGTTGAGAAAACATATTCTTATAAAGCATACATCTTCATTGAAGCCGAGAAACGAAAAGTTATGGTACAGTTTCTTTCCGGTATACCAATGAATATAGTTAATCCATACTTCTTTTATCCCAATATCAATGCAAAAGAGCTTATTATTGAGCGTATAGATAACAATGGAGTAAAATCCTATTCATATAGCAAATTACATAAACATGAAACACTTAACGGAGTATACGGAAGTATCAACACAAGTTTCTCTAGTACCCCCGATATGAGCCTTATTACTGATACAGAAATCGGAATCCCATATCTAAATAAAATATATACTTCTGATGTAAACGATCCTTTTTCATTTCCCGCTCTCGGAGTCTGCACTGTTGGAACAGGTACAATCATTGGACTCAGTTCAGCCGCAAAGGCTTTATCACAAGGCCAATTTGGTCAATTTCCTCTTTACTGTTTCTCTACTGATGGAATTTGGGCTCTCGAGGTTTCTTCTACCGGTTCCTATTCTGCCCGCCAGCCTATCACACGTGATGTGTGTATTAATTCCGATAGTATAACCCAGATTGATAATGCTGTACTATTTGCGACTGACCGTGGTATTATGCTTATTAGCGGTTCTACAAGCCAATGTATTTCGGATATTTTGGACAGTGAATTGGCTTTCTCTATCAATTCTTTACCCCATTTGAATAAATTGGTTAATAATACAAGATTTAATTCAACAGACTTTCAATTTCTAACTTTCCGCGAATTTCTAAAAACATGTAGGATGATTTACGACTATATACACCAGCGTATCATCATTCACACCCCATCATGCACCTATGCCTACTTATATTCAATGGATAGTAAGCAATGGGGAATGATGCATAGTAACATCATGAGTGGTTTAAACTCCTATCCTGACGCACTCGCTATGACTTCAGATAATGATCTCGTCAATTTCTCACAACCTGATGACACAATAGAAGCTATTACTGCATTGGCTGTCACTCGTCCGTTCAAAATAGATGATCCAAACATGTTCAAAACGATAGACACCATCATACAACGCGGATATTTCAAGAGTAGCCATGTCTCACAAGTTCTGTATGGCTCAAATGATTTATTCAACTGGCATGCAGTATGGAGTAGTACCGATAAATATATGCGAGGTTTCCATGGCACACCATACAAAACATTCCGACTTGTACTAATATGCAAACTAGACAAATCTGAAAGTTTATTGGGATTTACCGTTCAATTCAGCCCCCGTATGCTTAATAAACCAAGATAACTTACATAGGTTAGTTTTTCATATTAAGGTTAAGAAAGATTGTTAGTAAAAAAGCCGGAATGCGTGATGCACTCCGGCTCTTCCTTTTATCAGAAAGGTTTCAACTTTCGTTTTATTTTGCCTTTCCGTGAAACAAGGGAAGTCTGTATCTTGATTCGGATATTTCGGGCTTTATCTTCCCAATTGGCTTGGCTGCCGGGATTTGTTATGCTCATCCAGTCGGCAAGAACCTTGCAGACCATATATTCGTGTATCAGATGTTTCAGCAACTTCACGGTAGACAATGAAAATTCCACGGGCAAAACAAGGGTTATGAGATATTCTTCCGGCACGGTCATAACATTATCAAGGGGTTCCTGCTTATCGGAAATTTCTTCTTTCGTATAAGGAAACAACATTTCCACGCATTCAGAATGCGCGAGGTTAAGTATTCTCGTAACTCTGTCCACATTACCGTCCTGACCGATGTCGAATACTTGATGTCTGGCGTGTTCATCTTCCGCTTGCATAATGTCGCCCTCTACAAAAGAATAATTCTCCGCATCGTAAAGCAGTTCTTCCCTTTTAAATACAAGTGTTACCGCTTTTGTTTGAGACTGGCTGTTTTGACAATATACCATAGGCTTGAACATTAATTAATCATAAGTCGGTCTTTCCGGACGGCTGCGTTTGTAGAGTGCACGCTTCACGTTTTCAAGACTCACCCCGGAGTGTTGTATGTACACATTGGCATCTTCCGGACTGGTTATAGCAAACCACTCTCCAAGTGCCATATCTACGAGATATGAATGTATACCATTTCCAAGTGCATCTGCCGAAGCGTTGTTATAGTTAGACGGAAGCAAAAACTCCAATGAAAGTTTACCGTTGTTATCTATCTCTTCATCCATCAGGTTATCGCTTGTTGTATTATCCTCGTTGAGATACTCTCCAAGCAGACTTTTTAAAGAGGAAAAGGCATTGGCCAACGAACGACGTATCTGATAGCTGTTTTCATCGTCATCACTTGCTTGCATATTGGATGCGACTTGATAGCTCTTGCCGGCCGCTTCTCGTGCCTGTCCCGTCAAATACGCTTTGTTCTGAATATCATAGACAAGTTCTTTGACCTGTTGTGTCACGGTTAATGTTTTCTTATTTTCTGCCATAATATTTTGAATTAATGATTATTCGTATGTCGGACGTGTGGGCTTTCTTTTGAAAAATGCCTTACGCATTATATCCTCCATATAGGTAGCGGCTTCCGTTGCATATCCGGCAGCTTCTTCCTTATTGGTAAATGTGTACCACTTTGCCGTAATATTCATAACAAAAAACGAGAACAGACTACGTTCCATACTTTCTGTTAAAGCTTCATCAAACGAACTTGATACCCCCAACGAAAGCTGATATATCCCCTCTCTCTCGACTTCGTTAAGAAGTATTTTTTTCAAGCTATTACAAGCAGTGTTTTTGCTTTCATTCCAAAAACGCTCCAACATACTCTTATCCTCATCCGTTGTGAAAATACGGTTGTATGCGAGTTCATCCTTCATTTTAGCCCCGGTATAAGATGTGGTCTGCGCCACTTCTTCATATACACTTTCTTTATTAACGGTTAAAGCAATATCTGTCATAATTAAAAATTGAATAGATTACATGATACACCAACTCCAATATATGGTGTAAATTCCGGTATCCCTCTCAATGCTATTCCATATCCAATTTGAACACCAACACTCCAACGTTTCTTCCTCGACCTAGGATAGCAGTCGTTAATGGTTACCACCTCATGTTGCGAATGTAATACCAAGCTGTCAAGTTTCGGGTTATATCCGCTTACGTATGCCGTATATAAACTATCCTTGTATACCTTTTTGGTAATAGGAATAATCACATCTACACTATCCTCTGATACAGATTCATGGAAATTTTTCACGCTTTTCGGAAATTCTGATACGCTTTCAGGCAATTTTTGTACGTTTTCCGGCAATTTCGAGACTGTAGGAAGACGTTCAGTAACATATTGAATAACAAAGCTGTCTTTAGGAATGGGCTTATAAAATGGTATTGTATCAACATAGGTTGTTCTTGTTGTATCTCTTGTTTTCTGTTGCCTACTTATGAAATGTACCACATTCATAAACAACGAAGAAAGAAATACAACCATAAACAACACTACTGCAATATTCTTAAGTTTTTCCATACTTGGTGACGTATTTGATTATTGCATCTACATGAGTTTTAATGATAGCTTGCTTCCCCTCATCTGAGTTGAGGAAAGCTACATCTTCTTTATTATCCTGAAAAAAGTTTTCTGTAAGAACTGCCGGACATTTAGTTTTTACTAAGATGTAGAAGTTTTCTTCCCAATCTGGATCTCCATCCGAATTATCCCTACGGATTTTTTGTCCAGCAAAATTCTGTTCGGCTTCCTCGTATAACATAGTGGCCAATTCATCCGATTTCGTTTTACCTTTTGAAGTATATGCCGACCAACCTCTTGCACTCATCCATTCTCCATTTCCCGCAGCATTGCAATGAATAGAAACAAGCAATACATTTGTTGCCCCATACCGTGCACAAATCTCATTCACACGTCTTGCCCGTTCTGCCAATGGCACGTCTATTATCTCATGTACAATACGCTCTACATCATATCCTTTCGCGCGCAAAGCTCGTTCCACAGATTCTGCGATCTCGCGTGCATAAAGGTATTCTCGTAATTTTCCATCAGGAGAACGTTTGCCTGGTGTATTTTCCCCGTGTCCATTATCTATTAATATTTTCATAATTAACTATTTAAACGTTGATAGAAATCTGTCTTTATATTGTCGTATGCAAGTTTCACATTGGTATAAGCACGTGCATTGTTTTCACCATCTTCATTGTAAATTTCACCTTCAACTACACTCACAACATCTTCCACCCAATTCTCATTACAATATTCTGACAAAGGTTTTCCATGATATATAAAAGGGTCAAAGCGGCTCTTTCGATCATCATGAATTACTTGTAACGACTTTCGTATCTTATTTACAGTTGCTTCACGATCAGCTATGTGATTCTCTATTCGAACCCGCTTTATCAACCTGCAAACCTGTTCGATACTAAGGTCAAAAGCGAAACCCGTCAAATTCCGGATACGCAGTAAGGTTTCAGGTTGAAGTCTTTCCATTAAGTTTCGTTGCAAACTCACATTATCTTGTACTGTATCAAGCAATTGATTCAAACACTCCTGTTGTTCCAGAAGGCGGTTTATCATACTCTTAAACCATTTGAATAGTGCTATCATCATAGCTGCTGAAAGCAAAAGAAAAAATGCAGCACTCACAGCCATCATGCCATAGTCACTAATGCCTTTAGCCACCTCCGTTACATGTTGCACTTCCGTCATACGATAGTTCTCACTAATTGTCCTACACACGTTCCGGCCACTGTTAAGCCGAAATCTATCCAGTCCCAATTGCCACCATATGCCTTGTCTTTATACTCCAAAGCACCTGCAGTAAGTACACCTGCATAGGTTGCAGAAAACCAATCAAACGCACAAATACTGATACCAAATCCCCCAACAAGATGTTTCCACCTGTTGCTTTGTGCAAGCCATTCAATCAATTTTTTCTTCATTCTTGTCTATTTTATATTAAACACTGTCCAATCTACACTGTCTTTTTCTTTCCAACCATTTTGAACAGTTTCTATCACATACAGGCTCATTGCCTGGGAGAATGAGATAAATTCATCTACATTCTCGAAGGTGTAGTAGATGGGAGTACCATCTTCCTGTTCATTGATTTTTAGGGTAAGTGGATATGGAATATTTTTGTTACGTTCTATAGCAGCAAAATTCAATTGATTTTCAGCAGATAGATATATCGGCTTTTCATTCCATATAAAGCCGTTCACGATCTTCTCCTGCGTGGCAGTATTTATAGTAGAGATAATAAGTTCCTTAACCTCGGAAAGTGTTGGACTGTGGTCAAATGTATGTCGGTACTCCCAACCTCTTTCACTTGCCTCATCATCCTTTCCAAAGCCATAAAATAATGTCCATTTGGTTCGGCCTGTATGTATAAGCCCATCCTGCCGCTGCTTCGTGCCGTAAATCTTTTCCATCTTTATGAATTTTGATTTTCAACAAAAGTAGCGGATGAGATGCGGATTCGTATGTTATCTTTTACCTGTTAGGTGAAATTATATTTTCGTTTACCTCCGTCAAAAACTTCACCTTTAATTATTGTCTCAAACGGAAAACCATCCTCAATGTCACTGACTTGATCTAAAATTCCCTTCATTTCCGCTGAAGCCGTAAAGAACTTTCCCCATTCTTGTTTAGCAGGATTACGAAATGATACCAAATATCTGTTCTCACCTTCCTTGGTGTCTATACCAGTTTCAAAATCATGTATTTCAATAGGAATGTTTACTATATCACTCAATCGTGTCACTTTACCTGGAAAGCGTTTCTTTCCGTCAGCTGGGGTGTACGTTACACCCATTTCTGAAAATTTCTTCATATTCTTTTTTGTAAGTATATAAAATAGATGCTTGCAATCGGCATGGCAAGCCATACCCTTAAATGATCCAATTATTTGTTGTCTACGCTTTCGGGATTTCAACTTAGACAGTTTTCTAGCAGCATTTACTTTTATCCGTTTCCTTAACAGAGTATGGCTACCATAATTTACATACCCAAGAGCATCCATACCAGCAGATATAGGGGCAACTCTCTCACTTGATTTTATCGTAAGCCCCATCTTATCTGCTTCGATGTGCAAGCAGTCACGTAACCTCCACAACTCGCGTTTACTTTCTCCAAGAATAAAAATGTCATCGCAGAATCGAAAGTAATATCTTGCTCCATGCACATCAATCATCCGGTGGTCAATATCATTGTGATAAAGATTACCGAGGAATTGAGATGATCGCAATCCCTTACTGATACCACATTCTCCATCAGGATAGAGTGCCTTCACAAAATTTTCAAGAATGGGCAAAAGAAGAGGATCGCCTACATATCTTTTAATAATAGAAATTAAAGTTTCGTGATTAATACTGTCATAATATCCTTTGTAGTCGCTTTGATAGTAATATTTGAGATTAGGATTTTCTGCCATTGCAGCTTGTATCTGATGAAACAACCCGTGCGGGCCACGTCCTTGTATGGAAGCAGCGGTAGTTTCTATCAATAAAGAAGAAAGTCGATTTTCCAACGGTTCCATAATAGCATTACTCCCAATGCGTTCTATGACCGAAGGAGCTTGTACTGTTCTTACTTTCGGGCCGTCTTCAGTAAGAAATGATTTAAGGTTCTTGATACGGAATGTACCATTACCAATTTGGTTTTTCAACGTTTCAAATATTTTTCCTTTATTTGTCACATAACGAATCATTCTTGGAGAACATTCGATACCGTCTATGATAGTTTTCGGCATAGACCTGTTTCCATTTCGAGCATCTGCATTTCGTAGATTCGCCATGACACGCTTAAATGAGCGTTCCAGATTTTCGTCTGAAATAATTTCCGGTATAAGGTTATATAACGGATAACTGACCAGAGGTATATTTCCGGTCAGTTTAAATAAATCATCAATTTTACAGACCGCCTTCCGGTCTCGTGGGGAGAAGTCAAGCCACTCCCCACATATGGTTAATGTTATGTTCCGGCTTTCCATAAAATATATATATTATATTATTATGCTGTTGCCGAGGTTCTAATCCCTCGGAGAATATCGGTGGTAATCTCGTACCTTATATAGAGTCTCCGATTAGTTTAACCAACAGAATTTCAGCCGCGCCCCGTAGTTCGTGTTCGAGTTCGAAGATGCATTGTTCGCGTTCGCATAAGCGAGACCGCTGTTCGCATTCGAGTTGTTGCCAGACCGCAAAACACAACGGCGCGTGGGATTGTCCACCTTACTATGTTTTAAAGAGTTATACTTCCAAAACCTGCAATACTTAAAGAGGCCTCCATCCCCATTGCTCTGAATACACGCGCAACAGTCGAAAGTGTCAGATTCCTACCACTTTCTATTTTCGACACCTGTGCACGCTGAACACCAATCTTCTGGGCTAGCTCCTCCTGTGTCATATTTTGGGATTTCCGGGCTTTCTTAATAGCCTCACCGATAAGGAACGACTGCAATTCAGCCTCATATTTATCCCTATGTGGTGTCCCGACTTTCCCAATGTGCTTATCCTTAACTTCATCAAGGGTATAAAATTTAATCGTTTCCATATCACTATTTTTTTGAGTTGAAATACAATTTTCTAATAGCTTCCGCTTTGTTAATCTCTTTACTTGGGGTCTTTTGTGTCTTTTTGACGAATCCGTGCGTAGCAATAACCAATGTTTCCGCATCAGTATCCCAAAAAGCCAACAAACGATATTGAATACCTTTATAAAGAGTGCGGAACTCCCAAATATCCGTACCATCCAATTTTTTAAAAAGGTCTTTATCCATATATCCATTGGCAACCTTATCTACATTATAAACAATCTTGTCTTTAATGTCTTGGCGCAAAGTATCAAGAAAGGCATCTGCCTCGCTTGACATTATCACTTTGAATCTTGCTTTCAATTCCATACCTTGTTATTGCATTGCAAAGATACAAAAAATGTTCCATATATAGAACATTTTAAGGCACAAATATTCATGCTGCTCTATAATATATTGCCCAACCTACATTAGAAAAGAGAGAGAGGGAGCAGTCTCCCGTTGGTCGACTCTCCCTCTGACGCTTTTTTCGCAAGAACGAGTTTCGCTCTATTCAATTATTACGAATTTTCCGCGGAAGGCCAGCCGCGCCCCGAAGTACGTGTACGAGAACGAAGATGCATTGTA